GCCGGTACAGGGGACACGGGCGGCCACAAACCGTTCACAAGCCCGTTCGCCAGAATGGCCGCCGACTGCCTCCGCATCCGCACGGTCATCGAGCTCGATGCGGAACATCAGGTGATCTTCGACCGGATCGAACACGCAGCGCTCAAACACGCCGCCGGACAGACCAACCTCGCCGAGGTGATACGGCTCGACCCGCACAGCCGCAAGGCGCGCGCGTGACCGTCCTCGAAATCACGAGCGATGAGTACCACGCCGACAAGGTCGCCGAAGAACCAGCGCTGAGCGCGTCAATAGCCAACGTGCTCATCACGCAGTCACCGGCGCACGCGTGGGCGAACCACCCCAAGCTAAACCCGTTCTTCACGCGCAAAGCAGAAGACAAATTTGACCTAGGCACGGCCGTCCATGCCGTGCTGCTCGAAGGCCGTGACCGTGTCGCCGTCATCGACCGGGACGACTGGCGCACGAACGCGGCCAAACAGGAACGGCAGGAAGCGCGCGAAGCCGGTCTGATCCCGCTGTTGTCGGGTCAATGGGAATCGGTGCAGCCGATGTTCGACGCGGTCCGCGCGCAACTCGCCGAGCACGAGGCCCAGCCGACACCGTTCACGGCCGGGAAGCCAGAACAGACGCTGATCTGGGAGGAGCACGGCGTCACGTTGAAGGCCAGGCTGGACTGGCTACATGATGATCTGTCGGCGATCGATGACTTCAAGTCGACGCGGGCGTCGGCGCATCCGCAGGCGTGGCAGAAGACGCTGTTCGGGATGGGCGCGGACGTGCAGGCCGCGTTCTACTTGCGCGGCGTGCGGGCGGTGCTGGACGCGGAGCCTGCGTGGCGGTGGGTGGTGGTGGAGTGTGAGCCGCCGTTCGCGCTGTCGGTGGTGACGTTGGCTCCTGACGCCTTGGCTATCGCTGAGGACAAGGTGAATCACGCGATCCGGTTGTGGCGCGCCTGCATCGAGACCGGGAAGTGGCCTGGCTATCCGCGGCAGGTCGCGACCGTGGACGCGCTGCCGTGGGCGGAGGCGCAATGGCTCGAGCGCAGAGACGAGAGCGCGTCCTAATGCCCCGGCGTCCCAATACGCTCGAGGATGTCTGGGCGCGCATCCAGATGGGCCACCCGGACGATTGTTGGCCATTCATCGGGGCGCCAAACACGTATGGATATGGACAGGTCAACCTCAATGGGAAGCAGCAGCTCGTCCACCGTCTCGCATACGCAGAATCCACCGGAGAGGATCTTGGCGAGTTGCACGTCTGCCATTCCTGCGACAACCCGCTGTGCTGCAACCCCGGCCATCTCTTCCTCGGGACGAATGCCGACAACATGCGCGATGCATCCCTAAAAGGACGCCTACGGGGTGTGCCCAAGCTTACCCTTGAGCAGGTACGGGAGATCCGTGACCTCTTCGATTCCGGGGTGACCTTCTCTGCCATTGCCCCTCGGTTCGGTGTCACCCCCGAGAACGTCTCGTACATCTGTCGGCGCATCACATGGCGGCACGTATGAGCTTCCAATACGTCGCGGCGCAACGCCGAAACGCGCCCATCCTGATCGGCCTGGCCGGTGGAACGGGATCAGGCAAGACTGAATCGGCGATGCGGATCGCCACAGGATTCGCCGGCGACAAGAAGTTCGCCGTGCTCGATACGGAGGCTGGCCGCGCGTTGCACAAGGCTGATGATTATTTGTTCGACCACTGTGATTTGTCCGCACCTTTCACGCCAGAGCGCTACACGGAAGCAATCAAGGCTGCTGATGATGCCAACTATCCAGTGATCGTCATCGACTCCGTCTCACATATCTGGGAAGGCGTAGGTGGCATACTCGAGATGCAAGAGGAGGACCTTCAGCGGCGAATCAATGGCGATGAGTCACGGCGGAAGGCCATGACTCCGTCGTCGTGGATAGAGCCGAAGAAACGGCACCGCCGCTTTGTGAACCAACTCACGCAGTTGCGGTCCCACCTTGTGCTCTGTTTCAGAGCGCAAGACAAGATCGAGATCGTCAAACAGGACGGTCGGACGGTCATTCGGCCGATGGAAAGCTTGATCGGCGCGGATGGTTGGGTGCCGATCTGCGAACGACGTCTTCCGTTCGAACTCACGCTATCGCTTCTGCTTCTGGCTGAGTCGCCGGGAGTGCCGAAGCCCATCAAGCTCGAGGCGCGCCATCGTCCCTTCGTTCCGCTCGATAGGCCACTTGATGAGAGCGTCGGCCGTGCGCTCGCCGCGTGGGCTGCTGGCGGCAAGAGTTCAGCGGGGGGACCGAAGGCGGCAGGGGCTGATGGCGTTCCAGGAGCCGTCTCGCGGGCCGGTTCACCGTCCGAGCCTGCGTCCCCCGCTGACGTCCCCATGGCGACCGAGGCGCAGCGCCGGAAGCTGTTCGCTGCTGCTCGCGCGCGCGGCGTCGATGATCAGCGGTTGCGCGAGATCCTCGGCGAAGTGAACGCCGGGAACGAGTCGACCCGCGAGCTGCCGCGCGCTCTTGTTGATGCCGTCCTGGCTGTGATTGAGGCCGAGCCGGTGCCGGCATGAAGATCGACCAGTTGGCCGTCGCGGAGCAGGATCTGCGCGATTGCGAGCACGCGTGTCGTGAGCCGTTCCGGCCGGTGGGCATGCGCCGTGACCGGCAGGTGATCGCTCGACGGCAGTTGCCGTGGCTGCAGAGGACGGTGCGTAGGTTGCGCGAGGAGGAGACGGCTACGCTGGATTTGAAGCCCTACTGGCCGCCGCCGCCGCGCGAGTACGAACTGGCGCGCTCCTGCTGGCGACTCGGAATGTCACTCATGTTGTTGGCCATCTTGCTTTTCCTCAGCGGCGTCTCGTTCATCGTCTTCGCTGTACTCGGGATCATCCGGTGAGCGAACCATGTCCTCATGAGAAGAATCACTTCGACGGTCCTTCGATGATTGGAGGCGTCGCCATCGGGGCGATCGTCTTTTCTGTGGCGTTCGGCCTGATCTTGGGTCTGGCCGTTCCGAAGCCAAAGGGTCATGAAATTCTCTGGCGCACAGATACCGGCGTTACATGTCGGATAGATGAGCTCTATCCCGCCGTGGACTGCTCCGCGCTTCTACGTGATCTAGGTCCACGTCTTTCGCGCGCGAAGGTCATCCGGTGACCGCTTGCCCCGCGAAGCTACCACTCTGGTTCTTTCGTTGGGAACGGTGGCGGCTCGCCGGCGGCATCCGCGCTGAACGGCCCGCCGGGATCCCGCCGCTGATCCCCAAGTGGGCTTGGTCATGCCTCGCAGAGAGACGCCCTAAGCCAATTCCGATTCCCAACTACGGCGTCTACGCAGGTTCCGGCTGGCAGGCGGACAACCCGGGCATGGGCTCCGAGAAGGAACGCGTCGCCGTCATCGCGCAATCGGGCTTTACGGTGCTCGCCGTGAACGTCCGAAAGGGCTTGCCGTCCTGGAGCTCATGGATCGAGCTCGCCCAAGCATGGGGACTAGCGGTGGTGCCATGGTCGCCGATCGACTCGCTCGCCGAAGCGGAAGCGCTAGTGCGGGCGAAACAGCAACTGGGCGCGAAATCCGCGATCTTCAACCTGGAGCGCGTCGACCTGGTCACACCAGCGCAGCTCGCCCCACACGTGACCGACACGGACGTCGTGCAGGGGCTGCCCTGGTTTCAGAACGGTGCCGGCTGGCAGCGGCTGGGGACGGCGATCGGGTCGCCGGAGGCGTACATGAACGCGGACGCGAGGTGGCGGCCGGACGTGTGCTGCGAGCACGCGCGCCTCGAGGGGTTCGGCCGTGCGATCCCCACATTAGGGGCCGGCGTCTGGTCGGACGCGCCGCTGGCGGTGACGTTCAACACGTACCGGCCGTACCTAACCGGCCCGTACTTGGTCTATCTGCTTGACCGTGTGCCGGTCAGCGAAATCGGAAGATGGGAAAGCCTGACATGAGCCTGCTCGCCCTCACTTTCGACAAGGCGGACGCTTCCGCGTTCAGCGCGGTCGAATGCCACGACGTCACAGCGCAACTCTCGTATCTCGCCAGCGGTCGCAGAGGCAAGCCGTCCGCGCGGGTACTTGTCCGTCCTGGCGACACGTTCGGCGGCGCGCCGGGCACCCGCTGCCTCTGCGCCCGCTACGACACAGGCGAAGCAGACGGGCAGGAATGGTGGTACCGGGTCAGTTTCCAGATGCCGAACAACGACGGGCTGATCTGGGAACTGCACCACCAGTCGGACCTGTACAACCTGTCGAATCTGGGGGTGGCGCCGCACGCACTCATCCGCCACCAAGGGCAGCTGAAATGCCGGTTGGCCGCCGGGGACGGCGTGATCGGGCAAGGCTGGCCGGTCTGGTACCCGGCCAACGTGCTGTCAAGTGTCCCGCCGATGAACCAGTGGGTCGATGTGCTCGTGCACATCAGGTTCTCGAAGACTTCGGGCCTGGTCGAATACCGGGTGGACGCGACCGGGCAGCAGGCGTTCCCTGCGTCGCCGACCTGGTCGAAAAGCGGTGTCTCGACGATCCCCTACTGCACTGCGGCGGGTGTGACGAACCCGAAGCCGCTGTACACGGAACTCGGCTGGTACGGCAGCGCCGCCACGGACACGGTGATCCTGCATGACGGGTCGGTGCGCGGCTCGACCAGGGACGAGACGCTCGCGTTCTACGGAGCAGCGCCTCCCGTGCCACTGGCGCTAGACATAACCGCGCTGACTGCCACCGTGGTCACCCTGGGTTGGACACCTCCCCCAACACAAGCCGGGTTCGTGCCACTCCTCGACGGGGCAGACGTGCTCACGGACGGAAAACGGCATCCGTCCCTGTCACCATCGGCGAACTCCGTCCGTATCGGTCGCCCGCAGGACGGGAAACAGCACCGGTACGGCGTCAGGATCCTCGAGGCAGGCCTCCAGAGCGAAGTGACAGCGTGACCGCTGATGTCCGTGCCCGGGACGAACCCTCGCGCCACGACTACCCGGACGTGCGGATACGCGAAGCCCGCAGCCGCTACGCCTATGAGCCGCGCATCCCCTGCCGCGTACTCAAACAAACCGCCAAGCGAATCAAGATCCGCGTGTCGAAGGCGGATGGCGAGACGGCGATCCGGTACGTCAAGCCCGAGAGCATCGAGAGGGACGCCCGTGTCTTCTGACGTCGCTGCTGCCCGCACTCGCGAACAAGGACGGAAACTCGTTCACTTCATGCCCACTGAGGGCACGTGGCAGACACTGTGCGGACTCTGGGCATTGACGCCTGAACAGCAAGCGCGAGGTCCCAACGCGACGCATGACTGGATAACCGATGTCAGGTGGATGGACGTCACTTGCCCGGAGTGCCTGTCGCGGATGGACGTTCCTGTCTCGCCTGGGTCGGAGGCTTCCCCGTGAGCGGCGAAAGCGTGGCACGCGAAGCACAAAGGCGCGTGGATGAAGCCGCCAGCATTCTCCAATCGGCGATCCGACTCGGCGCCGACCCCGAGCGTGCATCTAGAGCGATGGCATCTGCCGTCCGTGAGGGCGCTGAGCAGTTAGCCGAAGACACGGTAAACACGTACGAGAAGACTTCCCCATGAGCGGCGTCACCGACCAGGGCAGCGGCGAGCGGGCCGAGGCGATGATCGAACTGCTGCATGACGACGAGATCGTGCTCACCCGGCAAGAACGCCGAGATATTGCCGAAGATATCTCCGCGCTCCTCGCTTCTCTCGCCCGCAAAGACGCAGCGCTGAGGCTGGCAATCGCCGTGGCGCTCGCAACGCACACGACCGAGAACTCAGCCGGTGACGCAGTCGGTGACGACGTGTGGACACTCGCCCATGAACGCGGGCTGATCCAAACGGTGCGCGATGAGACCGGCGAGGGCTGGACACGCTCGACAATCGCAGGCGAAGCGTTCCTCTTTTCGTTGTTGTCGTCCCAGACGGGCGAGCCGGATGTCTGAGTTCGCTCGCGATGGGAGACGCATCATCAACCCGCCCTGCGAATACGGTCACACGCGGCAGGCGATGGAGTGCCCCTCTTGCGCTACGCGGATCACTGGCGAGATCCCTTCCGAGGAATGGGTGCGTTGGTGGGAGCGGCGTTCAGGTCGTCGGCGCGTTCCGTCCCAGACGGGAGAGGCGAATGGCTAAACGGATCACCAACAGCTACAACCGGAACGCAGACACACCACGCGTCGGATCGATCTGGGTCTGGGAACTCGATAACCCGCCCGCCCGCTGCCTCATCGAGGTCGTCTCTGTCGACTGGAACGGCGAAGAATGGTGGGTGCGCACAAAGACGATGCTGCCCAATCCCACGTATCCGCCGACAGGCCGCGAGACCGAACTGAATGACCTAAGTCGCTTCTGGGAAGCGGTCACGGAGGTACGTCGGCACATTCCTCTTGACGCCGACAAGGAGACGGGATGAGCGCGATCGCCCACAGGGCGTATGCTCCCGGCTACCTGCGCGATCTCCGGCACATGGAGGCACGGGCCGCCGGGGACTTGGCCGAATGGCTCGTCCGCTTAGACCTCGAAGGCAAAGCGGCCAAGACCCTCTATCAGTACGTCCGCCAGGTCGCCCCTCTTCTCCGCGCTTACCCTCAGCTTGAGCTGCACGAGTTCACCGCCGCGCAGATCGAGGACGCGCTCGCCGCCGTGCCGCGCCAGTCCCGCCACATCACCCGGTCGATCTACAACAGCTGGTTCCGCTGGGCCTACGAGCAAGACCGGGTGCCGCGCAACCCGATGGACAAGGTCGCCAGGATGCGCGCACCCAAAGGCCGCCCGAAAGACATCTTCAGCGCCGAGGAGCAAGCCCTGTTGGAGGCGCTCCCGTCCCCGGACGGCGAACTGTTCGCGCTCCTGTTCGGCACCGGCCTACGCCGTAGCGAGGCCCGCCACCTGCGCCGCGACCACATCGACCTGAAACGAAACCGTCTGATCGTCTACCAAGGCAAAGGGCAGAAAGACAGCATCATTGTCCCGCTCCCCGACGCCGCCACCGCGCTCGCCGACCTCGACCTGCTCGAACGGCTGAACGCGACAGATCACTACTGGTACACGAGACGTGGCTCGCGCCGGCTGCGCCGCGACCCGATCGCCGACACCACCTTTGAACGCTGGTACACGCGCGGCATCCAGGTCGCCGGCGTCCGCTACCTCAACCCACACCAGACCAGGCACACATTCGGGCATAGGTTGCGCGAGCTCGGGTTCGATCTCGAGGAGCGCCGGCTGATGATGCGGCACGAGAGCATCAACACAACCGTCAAATATTACGGCACGCTCACAATCGAAGACGTAGCGAAGAAGGTGGCGGCACTATGAGCGTGTGGCACGTTCCAGCCTGGAGAATCGATACGAACGAAGAGATCGTCGTGCAGCTCTCCGAGGGAGACCCGATACCGCCGGATGTGCAACTGGTGGCGCCTTTCGCAACGGTATGCGTGGTTGATGGCAGGTGGGCTCCCCCAGCAAAACCACCGCGACTTACGGGACCCGACCGGGCAGCATCACCCTGGATCGTCGGGGAACGCACTGAGACAATGCGCGATGGTCGGAGAATCGTTACCGAGGAACGCCTGCACACGCCAGGCGGACAGATCATCACCGCCAGCTGGTCGGAAGAGCTGGACGACGAGAAGGCGTCACAAGCGTAGCCATGCTGGCGACACTCTCCCTACACCAATCCGCGCAGCAAAGCCGCTCTGTTGTACGAAAGCTGGCGGCGCTGTGAGCCAACCCGTGTTTATTGTCAGTCAGCCAGATTACGAGAGCGAAAACATCGACTCGGTGTGGCTGTCAGAAAGCGATGCGTTGGCGCGCGCGGCCGTACTTGGTAGCGCCTTCATCAGTGAGTACCGGCTCAATGCTGCTGCGGCTTGGGTCAGGAACGGCTGGTATCACCCGGATGGCCCAATCTGCTGGAGCGATTGGGGATTCGTCGAGAAGGACGCACAAGGTCGTGCGTGAATCACGCTACTGGTGTTCGCATTGCATCAAGGAACTTCGCTGCTCTATGGAATCAAAGGTGGCGGCGCTGTGAGTAGTCGGGAACTGCCGGACAGACTCCGACTGGAATCACAGCGGATCATTCTGGCCGAAGGGATAACCGATCTGGCCAAGCTGCTCATGCGCGCCGCGGTCGTGATCGAAATGCTCCTCGACGGTGAGGATCCGGACGAGCCGATCGATCTGATCACGGACTCACAAACGTAGCCATGCTGAAAACAGTGTCCCCACCCCAACCCGCGCAGCCAAGCCGCTCCCGGCCGGGAAGCGGTATTAAGGCGTCAACAGCCCTTCGGGGTGTTTCCGGCGCATCCGCCCACAAGCTATCGGGGCGGCCCGCGTGACGCTCGTGTTGCAGCTGTTGGAGGCGTCCGTGTTGTTCCTGCCGGCGTGGGCGATCAGCAGGCGGCGGTCGTGAACGTTCCCGGCTACCGGCTGGTCGGCCCGCTCGCCTACCGGGGCAAACTCGGTTGTGTGCGTTGCACGCGTATGGTCGCCCGCCGCGACGACGGCTCCTTCGAGTTCGGCCCGTGCATGGGTTGGCACTGCTCGTATTGTGACCAGCCGTGTAGCTCGCAGGGGCACCGGTGCGACGCCGCCGAAGCCGTGCTTGGCGACGCCCGACGGATCCTTGAGGAGCAGGCGTGAGCGATGTACTGATCAAGCGTCGGCTTGACGAGCTTTACGCCGAGCTTCCCCGCCTGGACTGTCGCGGTGAGTGCGCTGAGTCATGCGGACCGGTGATGATGGGACGGGTCGAGTGGCAACGGATCTGCAAGCGCGTCGGGCATGAGCCGCGCGCCACATCGCTGACATGTCCGCTGCTTCAGAACGCGCGGTGCTCGGTGTACCTAATCCGGCCGATGATCTGCCGTCTTTGGGGGCTGGTCGAGACGATGCCGTGTCTCTGGGGCTGCGTTCCGGAGCGGTATTTGACGCGCGAGGAGGGCTTTGAATTTCTCGCGCGCGCCGCCCGCCTTCAGCCAGAGGCTGCAGCTGGCGTCATCACGAGACAGAGCACGTGATGGAGAGCGGCACGACGATCGCGGTGGGCGCATGACCGCAGCCGCCGAGGCGATGTTCCGGGAGATGCGCGAGCTCGCGTACGCGGTGCCGCTTACACAGGCGCGCGGCGCGGCCCTCCCCTACTTCCGGCAGCTCGACGCCGAGGTCGCGGTCGGCCTGACGGTGAACAAGTGACTGGACGCCATGAATGGCCGGCCCGTGTGGCTGGCGTCCGTGTCGCACAGGGACTCGCTCGGCCGGATCGTCCCGACTGGCCGCTGGTCGGAGCGGCGACGTGAGAAGGCCGACCGTGTCATCGAACGGTTGCTCGACGGTGTCGGTGACCCGGGTCGGGAGGTGGCGTTCCGGATGAACATCACCGTCTGCCGGCATCGCGGCCTGACGAACGAGGAGGAGGTGGGCTTGCGGCGCTCGTTCCACGAGTTCAAGGCGACCGACACGGCCGGCGCGTCCGTCGAGCTGCTGTGGGCGCGCGGCGTCACCGGGGCGGCGATCCAGCCGTGCGCGAACCCGCGCCGGAAGCCGATCGGGGACAGCGGCGACCCGGACCTGTGGCTGCCGATCCCCTGTGAGCAGTGCGAGTCGTGTCGCGCCCGTCAGGAGGCAGCCGCGTGAGCGATCTGCTGCGCGTCTACTTCGACTCGGCCGAGATCGGGCCTGACGGCTACCCGTTCTCGTGGCATCACTGCCAGGAATGCATCTCCGGCCGCGTGCCCTACGGGCTGCCGGACGACGACAGCGAGCCTGCTGACTGGGATCAGTGCGGCGCGTGTCTCGGCCTGGGCTCGATCAAGGATCTGATCCGTTGGGAAGCTGACAACCGCTGCGTCCGCTGCGGCCACCCGTACGCGAAGGGCGCCGGCGAATGGTCGCGCTGTGACTATCAATGTACGCACAGTGGCCCAGTCCGGTTCGGAGAACGCGTCTACCCCGAGGGCGGTCTGGCCCACGGAGACACGCCCGAGCCCGAGCGTTTCGCGCAGTGGCGGATCCTCACCGTCCACCACCTGAACCGGGTCAAGCACGACTGCCGCTGGTGGAACCTCGCCGCGCTCTGCCAACGCTGCCACCTCACGATCCAGGGCAAGGTCTACCTCGAGCGCCCCTGGAAGCGAAAGCACAGCGACTGGTTCAAGCCGTACGCGGCCGGCTACTACGCCTGGAGCTTCCTCGGTGAGGAACTAACACGCGAACAAACGATGGCGCGGCTCGACGAGCTGCTCGCCCTCGAAGACCAGCAACTGGAGCTCGCGTGATGGAACCATTGCGCGGAGAGCACGCCGAAGAGGTCGCTGAGATCGCTAGCCGTGAAGTTGCCCGGTTCGCACGGATCCTGGCCGACGAGATTGCCGCAACCCCGATGCGGGCCGACGGAAATGCCAACGCCCGGGATCTCTGCGTCTCCGTCAATGAGGCAATCAAGCGTTTCGAGCGCGGAGAAATCGCGTGATCGGCCGCGTCTACATGGAACGCGGCAAGCCCGTCACCGTGCTCATCCGCTGGGGACAAGGTGGTGGCCCGCGCAACGTCCTGATCGAACGCGCTGACGGTACGCGCGTCGTCCGCCCCTTCCGCGGCTTGAGAAGGACGCGGTCACAAAAAGCGAGGGGTGAATGAGCGCCGTCAAGCACGATAACGGCAAACCGCGCTTCGATCTCCTCCCACCCGACGCGCTTACCGCCGTCGCCGACGTGTTCCGGATCGGCGCCGACAAGTACGGCGAGCGTAACTGGGAGCATGGCATCCCGGGCGGATTCGGCCGCGTTTATAGCGCGTTGCAAAGGCATGCGTGGGCGTGGTGGAACGGCGAGACGCACGACCAGGAGGACGGGCAACATCACCTCGCGTCAGTGGCGTGGTGCGCGCTGGTGCTCCTCACTTACGAGCGGTGTCGGCCTGACCTGGACACGCGCTCCGCTCAGGCCGGGTCCGAGGCCCCGGCGCCCCTCAAGGAAGAAGCGGGCCGCTGAGACGCGCGATGACGACAGGGATTCTCACCGTAACCCTCCTATTCGTCGCTTATGCCATACATGCGCAACGGGCGAACGCGCACCCACAAACCAGGCATAGCGCGGCTCCGCGCGTCCGCCCGGTGGAGCAGCGAATCGCGTGGCTTCAGGAGCGCGTGAAAACGCATCGGTTCGGATGCAGGCATGCGCAAGTGATGCGCCGCACGTTTCACTGCCGCGCGCTGGTGTGGACGAAACGAGAGCTGCGGCAGGCCCGCCGCGAATGGGAATGGTCATGGCGCTTGTGGCTGCCGGACAAATGGGCTCGCCTGGGAGCCTGCGAGACAGGCTACGGCAGACGCCCCGGGAACTGGCGTTGGGACAGCGGCACCCACGTCAGCGCGTTCGGGATCACGCGCGCCAACTACGCCGCCGACGCGCGGGCCGCTCACATGCCGCAATGGGACAGGCACCCTTCGCCGTGGCAGCAGTACCGGACGGCGCTCGCGCACTACCGGCTGCACGGCGGCTTTTCCGGGTGGGGGTGTAGAAGCGCTTGAGTCTCGTCACCGTCTCCGCAAACGGGCGCGTCTACCGGCGCAAAGTTCGATCACGAGCAGGCGCAGGCCCGGCACGCGGCCGGGGAGACAGTCGCGGCGCTCGCACGCGAATACGGCGTCACCGTTACGGCGGTGAAACGTGTCGTCGACGCTCATGTGCGAGCCCGCATGACAGAGGCGATGAGACGTCACCAGATGAGCGGCATCTGTGTCGACTGCGGCAAAGAAGGCGTCGCGTTGTACCACCGGGGCCCCGATGGGCCGCGCTGCCGCGTCTGCGCCAGCCTGCTCAAGGCGGACAGCGTCCGGGCGGACACGCTCCGCTGCGTGACCTGCCGACGCTGGCTGCCCGACAGCGACTTCCCGCGCGACCGACGCAGCAGAAAGGCACGCAGACATCGTCACAAGCAGTGCCGCGAATGCAACACCGTCGCGCGTCGCGCCTACCGGGAAAAGCACAAGGTCGCGTGCGAGGGCGGCTGCGGCCGCATGGTCGAAGGCGGCGGCCGCGCCCACCGAGGCGACCCTGAGCGCCCCTATATCTGCCGCCAATGCTGGCCATCAAGGACGAGCGCGTGAGCTGCACCTGCGACACGTACCGGATCATCGGGAGCCGCGGAGCATGAATCCCGCGTTCATCTGCCCGAGCGGCCCCGACGAGTACGGCGACTGGCCATGTGAACGCGGGCCGAACGATGAGTGTCTGACGTGCGGCTGGCAGCCACAGAACTCGACGCTCCCGTCCTTCGCTATAGCCGGGACACAACGACCGCTGCCGCCCGGGATCTCGCTTAACGAGTGGCCGCCCCCGTTCCGCGCCTGCCCGCCGAGAGGGATCAGCCAACGATGACGGACTACTTCATCGAACGCGTCGCCACCGACAAGCAACTGGCCCGGCACCTCGAGGACTGGAAACAGTTGCGGCGCGCTGGCTGGGACGTCACGGTGCTGCTCGCCCCGGACCAACGTACGGTGATCGCGCTCGGCTACTCGCCTGCACCATCGTCAGTCAGGACAAAACTCATGGCGGAATTGGCGTGAAAACTGCTGGCATCGACTTCAGCAGCTTCGCCGTCGACCTCGTCACCATCGACGCCGACAGCCACGCCGCCGAATGGCGCCGCTACCCGCTCAACGGCGCCGACGCGTTTGACCGCACCCGCCACGTCAGAGACGCCATGCCACCCCGGACAGCCATGATCTGGGACGACATCGAAGCCCTGGCGATCGAACACCCGGCGGGAAAGCAAGGCACCGGCGTGATGATGCGATTGCAGGGCGCGATACTCGCATGTTTACCGAGGGATTTGCTGGTGACGCCGCTGCCGCCGAGCGCTTGGCGCAAGCACGTGGGACTGTCCGGACGGGCCAGCAAGGAGGATGTCGAGAAGTTCGCTAAGACCTGTCTGGGTATGCGGCTGGGAATGGCCTCTGATCCGTGGCGGCCGCCGTTTACGCAGATGATCTACTTCACGCACGAGTCCCCGTCCCAGGACGCTTGCGACGCATTCTGTCTGGCTCTCGCCGTGTCCAGGCTCGTGGAAAGGCCGGCGGTGGTCATATGAACAACGCAGGCGTCAAAGCCATAAGAAGCGCGCTCAGCAACGTGCAGGACAATCTCTACCGCTATCGGCATTTCGGAACACCGGATCAATTGACGGGGAACGGTGAGACCTTCGCTTCGGTGATCGCCGCACTTGAGCAGGATGAGCGCGAACTGCAGCAGGCCCTCACGGAAGTCGAAAAGGCTGGGGCGTGAACGACCTCGACCTGATCGCGGAAAGATTCCCTGTGGCGCATGATTATGCGTGGACGAAGCACCTACCGAGATGCCGTCGCTGCGAGCTGGACGCCGCCCTCGCCCGCGTCCGCGCGCGGCTGGAACGGTATGAGCAGGCCGCGCAGCTCTTCCTAGCATTCGTCGAGGAGACGGACGAGGAAAAGATCCCGAGCTACGAACAGATCAGCGAGGCCGCCCGCGCCGCGCTCGCGGAAACCGAGGAGGCGGAGTGACGCGAACGCCTCATGCGGTTCGCGTCGCCGAGGCACTCGCTCGCGGCGAAAGAGACGCGCGCCTGCTCGACGGCCGCGACTTCGACGCGAACTACTGGCGCAGCGCACGTCGATCCCTAAGCGTGCTACGCCGGCGGATGGCCATAGCAGAACGCGAGCGTGACGCATTCCGCGCCGTCCTCGCGAAGACCGAGGCGCGCCAGTGAACGATCCAGCCCCTCGCCCCGACGGGCTCTGCGCCCTCCCCGGCTGCGACCAACAAGTCCCTAAGTTCGCGCGCGACCACCGCGACCCGTTCCACGCCATGACCTGCGCCCGCACCTGGCACGGCCACCCGCTACCCCCGTACAAGAGCGGCATCGACGGATGGACCCAGAAACGAAGACAGGCAGCCGCATGACAGCACCCGCGCAACTCACGCTCGACAAACTCTGGCCCTGCCCAGCCTGCAAAGGCACAGGCATCAAGCAACAACCAGTCCGCATCCCCGACGGCTGGATGGTGCAAAACACTTGTCGCGTCTGCAACGGCGCCGGCACCGTCACCTACGACCCCAATGACTTCACCGGGATCCCCTACTGACCTGTGGAAAGACTCATTGGGGGATGAGCAAACCAGGGCAAGGCTACAAGAAAAGCCAACTACAAGACACCGTTCAACAGTCTGTGGACAACATGCCGAACAGTGACAACCCAGCCAAAACAGGGCAGCCTGGCAACATGCGCCGATTCCCCGGACACTGCCTGCTCTGCGGCCACCCCACACGGCCGAAACAGCACTACTGCCGCGAACACGAATGGGCGGCCGGCTGATGGCCCGCACATTCGCCGCCTTCAAAGGCAGCGCCTGGTCACAAGACGACTGGCGCGAACTCCCGCACTCCTGCCAATGGCTCTACCAGCTGCTGATCAGCCAACCCCAGATCAACAACCTAGGCGTACTCCACCTGGCACCGCGACGCTGGGCCAGGCTGAGCGCTGACACCACCGAAACCAGCGTCACCGCGCTCCTCGACGAGCTCCAAAACGAACGCTACATCTACGCCGACTGGGACTTCGAAGAGCTGCTCGTGCGCACGTTCATCCGCCACGACGGCGTCGAAAAGGTCGGCAACCTCGTCAAGTCGGCCCGCAAGCAGTTCGAGCAGCTGCAGAGCGAGACGATCAGGCTGATCCTGGCGCATGAATACCCGGAAATCTTCACTTCCGGAGAACCCCTTCTAAAACCCCTTCCCGAAGAGGTTTGGAAACCCCTTTCGAAACCCCTGCGGTTGAATAGGTTGCTGGTTGAAGAGGTGGGAGAAGGGTTCAACCGTGATCTAAACCCGCCCCCCACCGGAACTGAGAACACCCGCGCGCGAGCCGCCAAATACACCGAAGCAGAAATCCAAGCCTCCTTCGAGCTCTCCCGACAACGCGTCGCCGAATCCCGCACCGAAACGGAACGGGACGGATTTCAAACGATCGGAACAACCAACCGCGACCAGCTCGCGCAACTCGAGGAGCACGCATGACCGAACACGACGAATGGGTCTGGAGCGAAGAACGCGCCCGCGCCACCAGGATCCTCGCCGCCCACAACCTCCGCCCCGACGACGAACAAGCCATCCTCAACGTCTTCCAAGACAAACCTTGGACCGTCCGCGAACACGTCGACCAACTCGCGGCCGACATCGACGCCGGCCAAACCATCCGCTACCCCTGGAGCGTCCTCCGACAACGACTCACCCGCGACCTCCCCGACATCAGAATCACCGGCGCCCACCAACGCGAACAACGCATCCGCAACAGCGAAACCTGGCTCCACAACGCCGGCCTCTACCTCGACCGCGAAGAAGCCATGCTCGACATCCTGTTCGGCGCCAACGCGCCACTACACCCGTACGCGCAAGCCGTAATCGTCGCCGACGAGGACAACAACCCCACCCGCGAATACCAGCTCACCGGCGATACCACGCTCGCCCAACGCTTCATCGACCTCTGGCACAGCGAACGAACGCGCGGCCAACAAGCCGAAACCGCCACGCTCGCCTACCAAACCAAACCCTGGATCCACTGGCACGAACGAAAACAGCTAGCCGCCGCCGTCAACCTTCACGAGCTGATCGCCAAACATCAGCCGCAACCCGAGCCCGTCGCAGCGAGCGACAACGACGACATCCCGTTCTAGACCGTGACCGACACCGCCACCCTCGTCACCTGGAATCTCGTCTACACCGAGCTCATCTTCATCCCGCTCGGCCTCGCCGTCGTCTGGTGGCTACGCCGATGAGCGTCCACTTCCACGAACCCGACAACGGGCCAATCAAACCAGCAGCCACGTGCACCATCACCGTCCACCTGCAGGAAACCACCAAGCGCCCGGTCGGATACGCACCCTGGCCCAAGCCGAAACCAAAGCATCCGAAGAAGCCACGCCGATGAGCTGGCACACCCTCGACCCCGCCGTCCGCCAGATCGCCGAACAAGTGCTCACCGCCAAACAGCTACTCGCCTACCGCCTACACGCCAACGGAATGACAGAACGCGAGATAGCGATCCACTGCCAAGTCAGCCGCCGCGCAATCCGCGATCGGCTCGCGGAAGCCGATGTCAAGATCAACGCGCACCCCGACTACCCGAAGGAGCACGCAGCATGAGAGAGTTCGAGACGTATCGCGACGAGATGGCCGTACGCTCGCTGTTCGGAGAGCGCTACCTCGCCAGCGTGATCAACATCACCTGGGAACGACCAGCGGTGAACCTTCCCAACTTCCAGAAGGGCAACCTCGAGAGCAAACCAGGACCGAGGATGCTCATCGCCATCGAGGGATACGCCGAGCATGTCCAGCCCTACCGTGATGCGATCGAGAAAGTTCTAGCTGAGCACAAGGACGATTACCGAGAAGCGCGATGAGCCGCATCCTGCCGCGCCACCGCCGACACGCCGAAAAAGCACACGACCTCCAACGCATCGCAGCCATCCTCGCCGAAACCGACCCGAACCCCACCTCGACCGTCGTCAAGGTCACGCTCGCCGGCGATTCACGGCGCCTTCGCGGCTTTCCGATCGTCGCCCGAGGAGTAGCCGGTGTCAGCCCAGGTAGCGATCCCGTAGCCGAGCTCTTGCGCTCCGTCATGTAGCGCTGCTACCGTCCCCGGTACGGCAGGAGACGTGGACTTCCTGCCTGCCCGCCACGCCACACGTGTCTCTTCAGCCGCTCGAAAGGGCGGCTTACTCATGCCCACCAACCTTCTAACAATCAGGCGCCTCATTAAAGTTGGAAGCCGCTCAGGCATCGTGCTTCTCCGCGGCCCAGTTTGGTTCGGGATTCACATCACAACGCGAACGCACGTCTACCAACTGGCCATTCACAACCCTCGCCATCACCTCAGCGATTAGTAACGCCCAAACAACCCAGAAGGTTTTTTAAGTCTTGCCATCCGCCACGACCCCCGAAGGCACTTTTCTCTCCCTAGCACCAGTTCGCAGGCGTTCGCGGCGTTCGACAACGTTTCGCGGCTATGGGTGCGTACACCAGCGGATTCACGCTCGATGGGCTCCGATTGTTGCTAGGGGACTGGTGGATTGTGCCCGTTGTGGCAACAGGATTCTGCCGGGTGAGCGGTGGAATCTCGATCATCGGGATGACCGTCGCGGCTATCTGGGGCCGAGTCATGAGCGGTGCAACCTGGAGGCGTCGCGGCCGGGGTTGCGTAAGCGGAGGCAGTCGCGGGCGTGGTGATCGATCTCATTCGCCCGCGGATCGAGCGTGTGCCGGAGGCGGCCGGGTCGCTTGGTGGTGAGGCGGTCGCGTTCGCTCGGCGAGTGGGGATGACGCTCGATCCTGAGCAAGAGCTCGTGCTCGAGGCATCGCTCGCTTTGCGCGGTGACAGTCGTTGGCAGACGCGCGAGGTGGGCGTGAACATGCCGCGCCAGAATGGGAAGGGCGAGATCCTGATCGCGCGCGAGCTGTTCGGACTGTTCGAGTTGGGTGAGCGGTTGATCATTCACACGGCGCACGAGTTCAAGACTTCGGCGGAGCATTTCAACCGGCTCGAGGCAGTGGTGCGTGACTGCCCGGACTTGCATTCGCTCGTGAAGCGGAACCCGTCCGGTCGGATCATCGGCTACCGGTATTCGCATGGCGAGGAGTCGATCGAGCTGCAGGATGGCGCGCGGATCGAGTTCAAGACACGCACGAAGAGCGGTATGCGCGGGTTCGCCGGTGTCGATCTGCTGGTGCTGGATGAGGCGATGATCATCTCGGAGGCGGCGCATTCGGCGGCGATGCCGATCATCCGCGCGTCGAAAGCGGAGCGTGGGCCGCAGCTGTGGTACGCGGGGTCGGCGGTCGACCAGGAGATTCACGATCAGGGTGTCGTGTGGACGCGGGTGCGTGAGCGCGGCATCGCCGGGGAGGATCCTGCGCTGGCGTATTTCGAGTGGTCGTTGGACGCTGAGCATCCCGACGACGTGGCGGACGAGACGGCGCTGGACAAGGAGCTGTGGAGGCGCGTGAATTTCGCGATCGCGAGGGGCCGTGTGACGGAGGAGCACATGGAGTGGGAGCGGCGGGCAATGTCGTTCCGCGGTTTCGTGGTCGAACTCCTGGGTGTCGGTGACTATCCGGCGACGGACGTTTCAGCCGATGTTCTCGTGTCGGTCGACGACTGGCTGGCGCTGGAGGATCCCGAGTCGGTGCTGCTGGATCCGATCTGTCTGGCGTTTGACGTGTCGCCTGAGCGGCAGACGGCGATCCTGGCTGCGGGGCGGAACGAGCAGGGGAAGCTTCATGTTGAGGTTGTCAGCGCTGGCGCGGGGACGGGCTGGTTGGCGCCTCGTCTGGCGGAGTTGTATGCCAAGCATGAGGTGGCGGAGATCGTCTGTGACGGGTACGGGCCGGCGGCGGCGATGGCGCGCAAGGCTGATGACGCTGGGATCAAGGTGCGCCGGTTGGACGCGAATGAATACGGGCAGGCGTGCTCGGTGTTCGTGGACGCGATCGGCGAGGAGACGCTCAGGCATATCGGTCAGGATGAGTTGCTGCTGGCGATCCGGGGCGCGAAGGCGCGGCCGCTGGTGGACAGGTGGGCGTGGTCACGGACGAAGTCGACGGTGAATATCGCGCCGCTGGTGGCGGCGACGTTGGCGCTGTGGTCGGCGGTCGAAAGCGACGTCGGCGAACTGGCGATCTTCTGATGGGCCGCGTGCTGGACTGGGTGCTCGGCCGCGACAGCGACCTGATCAAGCGTGACGTGGAACCGCTGGAGGGGACGAACATCAGCTTGTTCAACTCCATCATCCCGTCCTGGTGGGATCAGAACGTCAACGTGTCGTCGCTGTGGGTGGACACGCCGACGTTGGCGGAGCGCGTGTGGGTGGCGAACCGTTGCCAGCAGATGAACGCGCAGCAGATCGCGTCGATGCCGCTCGAGTTCCACGGCACGTCGGAACCGGCCTGGGTATACAACCCCGATCCGAACTGGTTCCCGAACGGGATCGGCGACGCGGTGCACGCGATCGTTGATCAGCTTTACGGGTGGGGGTCGGCGTTTCTGCTCGTGACTGATCGTTACGCGGACGGTTTCCCGCGCGCCTGGACGGTGCTCGATTCGTCCCGGATGAACGTGACCGCGCCGGCGGGGGCGCGCGAATACGAGTACGCGACCAAGCCGTTGGACCGGCGTGATGTCGTGCAGATTGACCGGAACCCGGGTGTGCGGTTGCGCGGGACGTCGGCGTTGCGCGCGTACGCGCAGATGGCGTGGGGGCTGCTCGCCGCCGGCAACCAGTCGTTGTCGCTGGCGGAGGGCGGGGTGCCGCTCTACTACTTGAAGAGCCAGCGGAAGCTGACCGAGGAGCAGGCGAAGGCGTTGCAGGCGCAGTGGATGAGCGCGACGCAGCGGCGGAATGGGGCGCCGCCGGTGATCCCGCCGGAGATCGACCCGGAGAAGCTGTCGATTGACCCGAAGGATCTGGCGCTGCTGGAGATGCGCGAGTTTGACGCGCGCATGATCGCGACCGCGTACGGGGTGCCGTCGGTGCTGTTGAACATGGCTTTGCAGGGCGGGCTTACGTACCAGAATCCGGGCGCGTTGGGCGAGATGTGGTGGCGGTTCGAGCTGCGGACGACGGCGACGCGGGTCGCGAACGCGTTTAGCGCGCAGATGCTGCCGCGCGGCAACTGGGTGTCGTTCCGTGCCGACGACACGTTCGCGCCGATCGGCGCTGCATCACCGGAGGACGATCCTCAGGCCGCGGTTGAGTCCGCGGAGAATTTCCCGCCGGTCGCGAGCACGAGCCCGGCGCAGCGGTTGACAGCTATCGGAGGTGGAGCAGGATGAGCACGACCGAGACAGAGCCCACTGCGGCTGAACAGCTGCTCGTCAGGACGTTCGCAGCGGACATCACGCCCGGCGACGGGCGCACGGCGCACGTTCGGATCGTTCCTTACGGCGTCAGGGCGACGGCCGCGGACGGGTTGGGCGGCCTCCCGAAAGGCGTGCCGTACGAGGAGGAGTTCGTTCGCGGCTGCTTCGCCCATCAGTTCAACGCTGCCAACCGCGTCGTGGCGAACCTCGAGCACCAGATGGGCGTGGCGGGGATCGTCGGCCGCGGAATGGAATTGAGCGAGAGCGGCGACGGGACGTACGGGGTCTTTCGCTTCCTCGACCACCCTGACGGCGAAAAGGCGCTCGAGCTCGTCCGCGAAGGCGTCTTCGGCGGCATCTCGGTCGAAGCGAAGCCCGGACGCAGCGTCCGCACGAGCGCCGGGGTCGTACAGCGAGTGAAGGCCCACATGCGCGCCGTCGCTTTCTGTCGCGAGCCGGCCTATGTGGGTGCCGAGGTGCTGGCGATCAGGGAGGACGACAACGTGATCCTCGACGAGGAACTGCTGCCCAAGGCCCCGGACCCAGACGTGATCGAGCGGCTCCAGCGGCTGGGCGTCGCGATCCCCGACCGTTACCTGCCGGCCGAGTTGACGGACGACGTGGCAGACGTGATCGAGCGCGCGTTCACGGAGCAGCCCTGGGACGGAAGCGCGTCCCGCTGGGACACCGCCGCGGCGTATTGCGCTTCCAGCGCGATCGACCTGAACCCGACAGGCGAACCGAAGACGAAGGAGCGCTGCCACCTGCCGTTCAAGGAGCCGGGCAGCGGCGATGTCAACGTGAACGCGCTTCGTGCGGCGCTGAGCCGGATCGGCCAGGGCGACCCACAGGACGCGAGTCAAGCTCAACGCGACGCAGCAAGGGCGATGCTGGAGCGACTGCTTACGAAAGCGAACCAAGCTGCGTGACCAAGACCACAGGATCGACCGTTAGACTGATGGTAGTCAAGGCGCACCCTGCCGGACACGGACACCCCGCCTTGTGCGGCACCTCCGTAGCAGCACCCGCCGAATCGACGCCAGCAACTTCGATTCGACAAGGAGGTGCCGCGCTATGAGCGCGACTACGACACAGACCGAGCTTCGGCTTCAGAGCCTGCTCGACGAGCGGGAGACGACGCAGAAGCTGCACGAGGAGCTGATCAGCAGGATCCAGGAGATGGACGACAAGCTTCCGGATTCGACGCAGAAGGAGCAGCTGAAGATGTACCGGGAGCGGAACGACGCTCTCGACGCGGAGATCACCGAGCTGTCCGAGGTGATGGAGTCCGACCGTCGCGCGATTGCCGCGTCGGCCGCGATCAGGCGTGCACTCGCAGGGTCGATGGAGGGCGTCGACGTCGACGACGACGGGATCGTGTACCGGTCGATGGCCGCGTACGCACGCGACGTGATCCTGACCCGCGAGTCACAGGTGTGCTCGAAGATCGCGTCCCAGTTCGGCGACAAGGCAGCGGTGCAGGCGGCGAAGGAGCGGCTGCAGCTGATCAAACGAACACCTGCGAACACGCTGTCGTCGAACGTCGGCGGTCTTCAGCCGCCGCAGCACATCGCGCAGATCCTGCAGGTGATCGACGATTCCAGGCCGCTCGTCGATTCGGCCCGGCGGACGACGCTCGAGCGGGGCACGCTCACCTACCCGCTCGTGTCGCAACGTCCGGTCGTGGCGGTGCAGGCGACGGAGAAGACGGAGGCTGGGAACCAGGGGATGGTCGTCGATATGGAGACGACGACCGCGTCTACCTATCTCGGCGGTGGCGACCTGTCCTGGCAGGCGCTGAACTGGTCGACGCCGGACGCGCTGCAGCTGTGGTTCGACCTTGCCGCGGCGGACTACGCGCTGAAGACGGAGGCGGACGCCGCCCAGGCGATGCAGCACTCGGCGTTCACCTACAACATCTCGACCACGCTGGCCGGCACGTTCACGTTCGCTGATTTCCTGACCGCGGTCGCGGCGGGAGCGTCGGACGTGTTCGCGAACTCTGGGCGGAAGGCGGACACGCTGTACACGTCCGTCGACCGGTACTGGTACGTGTTCGGGCTCACGTCGGCGGCGTTCGCACAGTTCGCGACCGTCAGCGACGCGGGCATCGGGCCGCTGAAGATCGTCGCGTCGCGCGGGATGGATTCCGGCGTGATGGCGGTGGGCGACTCGTCGGCGCTGCTCGTTGCGGAAAGGACCGGCTCGCCGGTCGAGCTCCGTGTCGTGGAGCCCGCGATCGGCGGTGTCGAGGTCGGCATCATCGGAGCGTTCGAGGCCGTGGTTGTAGACCCGGGCGCGTTCGCGATGATCACGACCGCCTCGTAGCAAGCACGACCATGGGGGCCGTCGCAAGGCGGCCCCCGCTCACATCTGATGCCAACCACGGTCGGATACACGACAGTCGAAGAGCTGCAGCGGATCCTCAAGCTCCGTGATCCCAGCAGCGAACAGCAGGCAGCGATGGCGCGTGTGCTCTCCACTGCCGCCGGCGAGATCGACGCGGAGATCGACCGGAGCGATGACGATCCGGCGCTCGCCGGCTGGCAGCTCGACCTTGCCGCCGAGGTCAATCTCGAGCGTGGCGTGGAGCACTGGCGGCAGCAGGAATCACCGTTCGGCCTGATCGGTGTCGGCGCCGAGTTTGGGCCGGCGTTTACGGCACGTGATTCGTGGGAACGGCATGCGTTCAAGCTGGCGCCGTTGAAGACCCATTGGGGGCTGGCGTAGCTGAGCAGTTGGCCGGACATCATGGAAGCGATCGCTGAGACGCTCGAAGCCGCCTACAGCGGACTGGATGTCGCGGTGCAGGTGGAGCCCCGTTTGATCCTCAACCCGACGCCGCCGACGATCGACATCTACCCGGGTGATCCGCCCAGAGAGACCGACACCGCGGGTTTCGGTGACATCGCCGGCGGAGTCGTTTTCACGATCAGGGCCCGCGTGACCACGGCCGACCATGTCGCAGGCCAAGACTTGCTGATCGCTTTCATGGACGACGAAGACGACCTCTGCGTGGCACGGCCGCTGATGGACGAGCCGACATTGGGCGGGCTCGCGCACGGTGTTTTCGTCGAACCACCCACAGGCTACGGCCTCTACCCCGATCCGGGCGGCGAGGGCGCGCTGCTCGGCTGCCAGTGGCGCGTCACCGTCCTCAACGTGACCAGCTGATGAGCGCCCCCGCGACAGAGACCCGTCAGTCCCTGAACGTCGCTATCAGCCTAGAACTGGATTGTGCCGTCAGTCCGCTCTGTTCGGACATCGCCGGCGGTCTCTTGTTGCAGCTGAATCGCGGCTACGAGGATTGCAGCGTGCTGCGCATCCCCGAGCAGCTTGAGGATTGGAGAGCTGACCATCGCACGGCACGCAAGCGCGCCGACCGCAGCGCCCGCCTGGGATACCGCTTCGAGCGCATCGAACGTCATCTCCACTCCGATGCGATCTTCGCCATCAACACGTCAGCGGATGAACGTCAGGGCAGACCGATGAGCGAGCCGTACCGGCGCCGGCCTACACCTGCGCCGCTGCCGGAGTATCCGTGCGCGCGCCATTGCGTGCGCACCTACGGCGTGCTGCGGCGCGACCATCTGTGCGCCTACATGTGGTTGTACCGTGCCGGCGAGCTGGCGTTGGTTTCCAGCATCCTCGGTCACGCGGACATGCTCGCAGACGACGTCATGTTCCTGCTCTTCCAGGGAGTCGTGGCCAGCGAGGCCGGTAGCGACGGCTGCTTCGTCTACAACCGCCACGACTCCGGGTCGGACGGACTCCGCTTTTTCAAGGAGCGGCTCGGGTTCGCCGCCCGCCCAGTGAAGTGGCTGCCGTGAACCTCGCTACGGCACCGCGAGGGCTCGACCGGATCAAATCGGTCTCAGACCCTGACGTGTTCCCGCACAGCGTGCTTGCTGGCGCGGAGACGGCTTTGGTGCTCTTCTGCGCGGCCTTCTACGGCGAGCAAGACGCCGTCTGGATCGCCGAAGCCGGCCTACGCGCCACCTGCGTCGACACCGACGCGGAACGCGTGCAGGTGATGAAGCGAATCTACCCGCCTGACTGGGACTTCATCGTCGCCAACGTGTACGAGTTCGTCTACGACGCGCTGCTCTGCAAATGGGACGTGGTCACGGTCGACTGCGGGTCGGCGCAGTTCGACAGGTGCGCTGACCTGATCTCGGTCTTTTGCGGGCTGGCGCGGAGAGCGGTCGTGCTGGGCACTGGCTTCGCGACGGTAGTGCTACCGCCCAACGGCTGGTCGGTCACCCGAATTTTGTTTCGGTCGCCGTTCAGAGGCGGCGTCTACTGGACGGTGCTGGAGGCCGCGTGAAGATCCTGCACCTCGCTTACCGGGACACATCAGGAGTCCCGGGACGCTGGGCGGCAGCGCATCGCGCAGTTGGCCAGCAGGCGCGGCTCGTGGTCGAGCTCGAGCACCCCTTCGGCTATGACGCTGATGCAGAAGTGAGACGGTGGACGCCCGGCACCGACTCGGCCGAGCAACGCGCCGACACGATCGCCGATCTGCTTGCCTGGGCGGACGCGATCATGGCCTACGAGCATCCGTTCTACCTGGAGACCGCCATCGTCACCGGCAAACCAGTGCTCTATCGAGCATTGGGTTCCTGGGCTCGCGGCAACCCCGGCGTAGTGAAGGAATTGCTCCGGGCTGGCAACGTCGTCCGTGCCACCACCGGTACAGCCGATCTGGCCGGTGCGCTCGACATCGAACTGTGCGGAGCGCCCTATCCGCTGCTCGAGGTAGCCAGCATGTCCGACAGGCTGTGTCTCTGCCATGCGCCCTCGGATCGTGAAGCCAAGGGCACGGAGCTGGTCTTGCGCGCCGCGAAGGCGACCGGATGGCAAGTGGATCTGATCGAGAACATGGCTAACGAGGGGGTGCTCGGGCGCAAGCGGCACAGCTCGCTCGTCGTCGACTCGATCGGTCGCGGGTCACTGCCTGACGGTTACGGCGTCAACGGTGTGGAAGCGATGGCGATGGGGCTACCGGTGATCACGACAGCGTCGGCAGCGACGATCGAGAAACTACACGCTGTCGGCTCGCCGGCCGTTTTCGTCGAGGACGAGGCTGGATTGCGCGTCTACCTGCGAAGAATGCGAGACCGTAGCCTGCGCGTCTCCTTGGGAGCAGCTGGCCGTAAATTCGTCGCGCGTTTCCATTCGCCTGCCACCGCTGCGGACGCGGACCTAGCTGCGCTGGCAGCGCGTCAGATGGCGGCGGCATGAGAGCCCAGGAGCCGTTCCAGCGCGAAGACCTCGAATGCCTGGACGAGCTGCTCGTGAAAGCTACCGCCGTTCTTTCCATGCAGGAGATCCACGACGGTGCTCTCGACCGCAGGATCATCGGTCTACGCCACGACGTCGACAACTACATTCAGCCGGCCGTAGCGATGGCAGCGTGGGAGCGCGAGCGCGGCTACCGAGCAACCTACTTCATCCTGCACACGGCGCCATACTGGAACGACAAGCGGCTCCTGGTCGAATCGCTCGAGCTGATCGCCAATTGCGGCCACGAGATCGGGTTCCATTTGAACGCGATCGCCGCCGCCATCCAGACGAACAGGAGGGATCCGGTCGGGATCGCGGAGGAAGCGATCGAAGAACTCCGCTCCTACGGTTACCCTGTCCGCGGCGTCGTCGCCCATGGCGACAACCTCTGTCATCAGCACCGATTCGTCAACGACGAACTTTTCCTCGAGTCGCGCCGGCCCGACTACGGTGACGCAACACGCTCTATCGCCGGTGTCCCGCTCGCCCCGATCAGCCGCGCCGAGCTCGGCTTCGACTACGACGCCAACTGGCTGAGCCGCGCCGATTACATCAGCGACTCCGGCGGCTCCTGGTCGCAACCATTCGACGACGTGTGCCGACGCTTTCCGCCTGACGGGCAACTGCACATGCTGATTCACGCCGACTGGTGGGCGGAGGCCTTTCTACCTGAGCAGGTAGCAGCCTAGGTGCCGACGCTCTGGTTCGTCGTCCCGGTACACGGGAGGCTCCCGCTCGCCGCGATTTGCCTCCGCCAGCTGCGCCGCACCTGCGACGGGCTCCGCCAGGAAGGCATCGAAGCGACAGCGGTGATCGTCGCCGACCGGCCGAACTTGCGCGAGCTCAACCGAAGGCTGGAAGGCAATCTTGGGTTCGGAACGGTGGAGCGCGACAACCAGTTCCTCAGCCGCCGGTTCAACGACGGCATCCAACTCGCCTGCGACCCGCAATACAACAGGCGCCCAGCCGACTACGTCGTCCCGATTGGCTCCGACGACTGGGTCGACTACCGGATCCTGCTCGACCTGCCCGACGGCAATACGATCGTCGGTTTCCAGCAGATGTCGTTCGTGCGCGAGGACGGCAAAGAAATGGTCGCGCGGTTCCTGAACTACACGGGGGGATCCGGCATCAGGATCTATCCGCGCGACGTCGTCAGGCGCCTCGGTTTCCGGCCTGCTGACGAAGATCGCAGGCGCGGCTGCGACACCAGCATCCTCACCAACATCGCCAGCAGGCAGCGGTTCCTGAACATACGCCACCGGGAGATCGACGCTCGCCAGCTGGTCGACTGGAAATCGCCGGGGCAGCAGCTGAACGCGTACAGCGACCTGGCCAAGTACCAGCAGCAAGGGGTCAGCGACCCGTTCGACAGCCTGGCCGAAATCTACCCGGCTGAGGCGCTGCGCGAGATGCGCGCGCACTACCAGCGGGCGGGAGTGCTGGTGGCCGTATGACCGTTTATTCGGCGCAGCGTTACGCGCTCTACCGTGTTGTCGGCCGCCGCAGCTATCGCGGCCACACGCCCGGCAGCGTCTTCGAGGCGGCGCTTGACCCTTCCGCCGCGCAACGAGCTATCCAGCGCGGCGACCTCAGGCTCCTCAAACGTTCCACACCGTCAATTCAGCCGGGGACGTTCAGGCTCCCGCACGGCTGGCTAACCGAAGAAGGAGGGAAGTAGGCATGACCTACACCAAGGAGATCGCTCTCCACGACGAGATCATCATCGACGGCACAGACGCGTCTAACGCGTTCCGCACCTTCGGGTTCTCGTCGGAGCACACGCAGGAGGACGTGTCCGGGTTCTCCGTCAGCGGTTTCAGCGAGTTTCTCGCCGGCGTCACGAACCAGAGCCTGAGCGGGGAGGCGTTCTACACGCCGGAAACGTACGCGCTGCTGTACCCGCTGCACGCGAACAGGACGATCTTCCCGATCCAGTGGCAGCCGGACGGGCTGATCGACAGCACACGCGAAACGTATATCGGGAACGTGCAGCTGCTCACGTTCAATCCGGACGCGACCCGCGGCAGCGTCCGCGTGATGACCTGTACGTTCACCGCCGCTGACGAGAACGGCATCGCCGCTACCGCTGGCTCATAAACCGCAGAGGAGGCAGCATGAGTGAAGCCGAGCCCGGCTTCCTGATCGACGGGGAGCACTACCAGTTCCCCACGCTCGACTCGCTCGACCTCGACGAGGCCGAGCTGCTCTACCTGGCCACAGGCTGGGGGCCAGAAGACTTCGTTTTCGACCCTGACGACGAGCAGGCGGAAGAGATCGCGAAACGGATCATCAGACCGACCACCCTGAAAGCGATGGCGAGGATCGCCTACCGGCGCAAGCACCCGAACATCGATGAGAAAACAGTGGCGAAACTGGCAGGCAAATCCAGCGCCACCGACGCGCTCGTCTCGCTATTCGCTAGTGGTGGTGAAGAGAGCCCCCCGGTCGAGGAGTCGACGAGCGAGCCCGAGGGATCATCGCCGACAAGCTCAGTCGACTCGAGCGAGAGTTCTGGGACCGATTCCACGCCGAGTTCGGACACACCGGCCGACGACCAGCCGACTACGTCGACGCTCGCGTTAGTCACGCCCTCCCCGGATACACCCGCGCTAACGCCGGCAGCCTCCGGCCAATAGACCTGCTGATGGCCCTAGACATCTTCGACGCGCTGTTCCCGGGCGACCAGTAGTGCCGGCCCTCTCCGGCCAGAAGCTGATCGTGCACGGGCTCGGTGACCTGCAACGGGCGTTCGCCACGGCGGGCAAACAAGCGAGCAAAGAACTGCGCGAGGGCCTCAAGGACGTCGCCGAACCTGTCCGCATCGACGCCGAGCACCGAGCCGCAGACGAAATCTCGCGGATCGGGCCTTCCTGGCAGCGGATGCGCGCGGTCGCCCGCCGCAACCTCGTCTACGTCGCGCCTGTGGAACGCGGACGACAGTCGCGGCGCAACCCACGCCTACGCCGCCCGAACCTGGCCGGTCTGCTGATGGACAAGGCGATGGAACCGGCGCTAGAAGCACACACCGAGGAAGTGCTCGAACGCTTCGACCGGCTGCTGGTCGAGCTGGGCACCACATGGGAGCACGCGTAAATGGCGCGCAAGCTCGTCGTCGAGGTCGTCGGGGACGAGCGGTCGCTGCTGCGTTCGTTCCAGCGTTCGAGCGCGGGCGCCAAAGTGTTCGGCCGCGACCTCGACCGCACCTCTAGGGGTGCGCTAGCCGCCACGCTGCGGATCAGCGGCCTGTCACGCGCGCTGACGTTCGCGTCAGCCCAGTTCCTGGGTGGGGCTGGCGTCGTGATCGCGCTCAAGTCGATCGTGAGCGAAGCCTCGAAGGTGCAGGAAGAGACCGAGAAGACCGGCATAGTGTTCGGCCGGAACGCTAGGCAGGTGCAATCCTGGGCGCAGACATTGAGCAACTCGTTCGGCGTTTCGGAGGCAGCCGCGCTCCAGGCCTCAGGTGTGTTCGGGAACATGCTGCGTCCGCTCGGGTTCGGCGAGAAAGCAGCGGCGAAAATGAGCGAGCGGCTGGTCGAGCTGGCGGCCGACATGGCCTCGTTCAACAACGTCAGCCCAGCCCAGGTGCTCGAGGCGCTGCAATCCGGCCTCGCCGGCCAAGTGCGGCCGCTACGCCAGTTCGGCGTCTTCCTCTCCCAGGCCAGGATCGGTGAGGAGGCGGTCGCGGACGGCATCGCCAAGACCTCGAAGCATCTGACTACCGCCCAGAGGGTGCAGGCCGCCTACAACATCATTCTCAAGGACACGAAGCTGCAGCAGGGAGACGTCGCCCGCAACACAGGCAGCCTCAGCGTCGCTACCTCCAAGTTGCGGGCCGCGGTCGCCGATCTCGAGGCGCGCCTCGGTAAAGGGTTGATCCCAGCATTGACCGCGTACGTGAACAAGGCTGCGGCGTGGCTCTCTTCCACGGCGAATCAGGAGCGTATCCAGCGCGAACTCAGCGATACCGTGCAGGCGGGACTTGGTGTTCTCAAAGCGCTCATCGGCGTGCTGCAAACTGTGCGGTCCGTGACCGCTCCGTTGGTGGGGCTCGTCGGCGGTTTGCGTAACGCGCTGCTCGGCCTGATCGCCATCAAAGTTGCGTCACGGCTGAGCGGCTGGGTAACCGGGCTGGCGGATCTTGCGATCGGCATGAAGGGAGCAGAGGGGCGCGCAGTCGCTCTCCGTCTTAGCCTGCTTCGGCTGGCGGCGATCGGGACGATCGCCATTGCTGTCGAGGTGCTGCTGAACAAGGACAAGATCGACCGCTCGCTCACGAACTTCCTGCGCAGCCACCGTCTCGGGTTTCTCACCGGCGCCGAGATCAAGATTCCTGTTGACGCGAACGTGGAAGACGTGGAGCAGATCCGCGCTCGATTCGCCAAGCTTCGTGGCGAGCATGGCCTTGAAGTTCAGGCGCTCGACAGGATCATCGAGAAGCTAAGAGAGCTCGGGCGCACAGGATCGTCTGTGTCTTCGCAGATGGTCGCGGATTTCCGTAAATGGCTGCAAGCAAGTCAAGGGCTACCGGTCGTGCCGGCGGCTCCCACGTTCGCGGAGAGGCTTCGTCAGGGAGGGTTTACCGGAGCCACCGGGCGACCTTCCCGTCCGTTGACGGCCACTCAGCGCAACCAGTTCTTCGACGCGTCGATCGGTCGGCTGCAGGATCTCGTTCAGGACCAGACGAGCTTGCAGGCGCAGATCAGTGCGCTGGAGAAGATCGCCGGTCTGATCCAGAAGAGATTGGCTGCAACAAAGGACGTGACGCGCCGGCTAACACTGGAAGGACAACTACGCGACGTGTTCCGGCAGATCAAGAGCGACCGTGAGCAGCTCGCGCAGAACATCAAGGACGCCGTCCAGGCTGGCAACCAGGCGATAGCAGACGCGCTCAGCCTCCGGCTCGAGCAGGCCCAGATCACAGGCACGCTCCGCGACGACCTACGCATCGTCGCGCTTCAACAGGCCGCCATCAAACAGCGGATCGCGTCGGAAGGCAAAAGCACAGACCTGCTGCGCCAGCTGTTCGAGAACCGGCAGCAGACCAACGAGCTGCTCGCGCAGCAGCGAAGCGCCAGACAGTTCCGCGTCCTCGGCCTCGGCCCGACCGGGGAACCGATCGTGCCGACCGTGAAACGGCTGCAGAAAGAGCTGCTCACCGTCAGCGCCGCCGTCAAAGGCACGTTCCTGGACACCGACAAGACCAAGGGGCTGCTGAACCGGATCCGGAAAGCGTTGAAGGACGGTCTGGGCGGCATGAGCGCTGATGTGCGCCGAACGATCCAGCAGCTGCTGGGCGACGTCAACCGGCAGCTGTCGCAGAACACGGACAACCTGAAGACCAAGTTCCGCAAAGCGAACCTGACCGCGCTGCTGGGCGGTCTCGGCCTGACAGCCGATCAGCTGCGCGAGCTGCAGGGCCGCGTCTCGCAGCTCGGCCCCGGCGGCGTCACCCCCGGCAGAGGCTTCAGCGCGTTCGGGTTCGCGCTACCAGACCTGGGCGGCACGGACGTGAGCGTGAACGTGTACCTGGACGGGAAACGGATCGAGCCTGCCCTGACGAAAACGCAGCAGCGCAGAGCGCGCCGCACCAACTCGCAGCGGCGCGGCAGACATCCAGGACACCGGCTCGGGCTCGCCTAAATGCCGGACGGCGGGCTGCGCCTCTACCTCGCGCTCGAGGACAGCGAAGGCATGCTCGCCGCCGACCCCACCTGGACGCAAATCCCTTCAGACCTTGTCGCCGCGACCGGCGTCACGATCGACCGGGGACGGCAAGACGAGTTCAACCGCACCGGCACCGGCACCGCCAACACGCCCATCAACGACATTGCCGGCGACTTCGACCCCACCAACCCGTCCGCCGCCTACCCGGACATCATCGGCAGACAAGGCCGGATCGACCTCTACAACCCTGTCACGACCGAATGGCAGACGATCTTCCGCGGCTTCACCGATGACGAGCAATCAGAGGTCGCGCCGTCCAAGATCCTCACCCGTGACGCGATCCCGCTCGTCGACGGATTCGACTACCTGACACGGGCAGAGGCCGCACCGGGACTCGCCGGTGACCCGCCGCCGTCAGGCGCGGAAGGCTCCGACGGCATGGTCTTCTACGAGGACGGCAGCGTCCAAGTCAGGATCATCCAGGCGCTCACAGACGCAGGCTGGCCATCAGGACTCCGCCGCGTCTTCACCGGCAACGTGGACGTGCAGCCGATGGTGTACGACCCCGGCACGTCGTTCCTGAGCATCATCCAGGACGCCGCCGACGCCGAATTCCCGGACGTCGCCAACACGTACATGGACCGCCTAGGCCGCTTCTGCTTCCACGGTCGCTTCTCGCGCTTCACACCGGACGCCATCGCCGCGCAGCCCGGAAACGACTGGGACTTCCACCGCTGGAAAGCCGGTGACGGCGCCGCCATAGCGGACGACCCGGACACCGCGCAGATCCGCGAGCTCGGGTTCGCGCAACCAACACAGTTCATCTACAACGTCGCGCTCGCCTACCCGAAAGGCCTGAAAGACATCTACCTGCCAGGCCAGGTGATCCAGGACTTGGGAACGTCGATCGCCCGGTTCGGCGTGCGGCCTTGGTCGGCGCCGAACCTGATCGTCCAGGCGGGCACCACGACCGGCAACAACGCCAAGGACGAATGCAAGACGTTCGCGCAATACATCGTCGACAACTACGCCGCCCCGGTGCCGCGGCTGAGCAAGATCGTGTTCAAGTCGCTCCGCCCCGACGATCACCGTGCAACCGCCAACTGGGATCTGCTCACCAAAATCGACATCAGCGACATCATCGCGCTGACGACCACGCACCCGGGCGGCGGCGGTTTCGGCGGCAGCGAATTCTACGTCGAAGGGCTCTCCTACCTGATCAGACCGTTGAACGGCGATTACGCGATGGTCACGCTCGAGGTCAACGTCTCCCCGGTCGCCTACTACAACATCTCCGTCTGATGAGCGGACTCGACGACATCGTCGACCACGGCATCAGCCACCTGCCTGGCGGCTCAGACCGGATCGTCAGCGACTGGTACGAGGTTGCAACCGATACGGACGCGTTCCCGCTCGGGTTCCAGAACAGTTGGGAGGATGCGCTCACCGACCCGTTGACGGGCGGTGATCTGGCACGACTCGCGTTCCGGAAGGGCCCCTCCGGGCTGGAGAAGCGTGGCCATGTGAAGGGCGGCGATTCCGGCACTGTCGTCTGCACGCTCCCGGCCTATCTGCTCACGGAGAAGGAGCCGACCTGGATCGACGACATTGTCGACCCGGGCAGCGGCGATTTCACGGTCGCCCGCTGGGTGCTGGATTACCTGACCGGGGATCTGTCGATCTTCTATCCCGCCCTTCCTGCTGGCGCTACCGGTGCTGTCGGGTCGGCTGGCCCTGTGGGGGCTACAGGCTCGCTGGGTGCTACGGGGGCTACGGGCGTGGCTGGCGCGACGGGTTCGGCTGGTGGCGCGACCGGCGCCACGGGACCGGCGGGGCCTGCCGGTGGCGCGACCGGGGCGACCGGCGCGACAGGCACCGTCGGCGCCGACGGGGCGACCGGCGCAACAGGGGTGGGCGCGTTAGGGGCGACCGGCGCGACTGGCCCGCAGGGCACACCGGGCGGCGCCACAGGCGCGACAGGAGCGCAAGGAGCCCTGGGCGCCACTGGCGCCCAGGGCGCCACTGGTGCGACGGGCGCGAGCGGCGCCGCAGGCCGTATCTTCTCACCCAGCCTCGTCGACAACTTCAACCGCGCCGACGAAGACCCCAACAGCAACGGCGGCAAATGGGGCACATTGGCAGGGCTCGCCAACCCAGGCCGTGTGTTCTCGAACCAGTTGAAAAACTCGGTAGCGACCAACAGCTTCCACGCGGCCGGTTACCGCAACGACTTCCAGTACGAGAATCCGATGGTTTCCCTGGAGAACGCTGTCGGCGCTGGCGGCTACCCGTCAGGTGACCATTTCGACGTGTTCGCGCGGATCAAGCAGACGGATCCGTTGCAGTGTTATGGGGTGCGGCTGGAGTCGACCGAGACCGGCGGCGGGCACGCAGCCAGCCTGAAGATCTGCCGGTTCGACTCGAACACCGGCGGCGGCGACATCGCGACGCCGGCGGCGACACTGGCGACGTTCACGGGTGTGGTGACGAGCGCGGTCGCGGCGATCGGGATCGCGGTTGTCGGCACCCGGATCGAGGCGTGGTATTACGACGGGTCGAACTGGCAGTTCGCGGGTTACGCGACGGACGAGACGTATTCGGGCGCCGGGTATGTGGGGTTCGCGTACGGGAACAGCGGCGCTCTGGTCGCGGATAATTTCCGTGCTTCGCCGATCGGCGAGAAGGGCGCGACCGGGGCGACGGGAGCTCAAGGCGCAACGGGTGCCACGGGGGCTGCGGGAGCCACCGGTGTTGGGGCCACGGGCGCGACAGGCCCTGCTGGGAGCGGCGCGACCGCGATCCTGTTCGACTCCACCCTCGGCGCGGACGCCGCCTCGATCGATACGGGCGCAGGTGGCATCTCCGGCTCCTACAACAAGATCGACATCTACCTGTATCTGCGCACCGATGAGGCAGTCGCGATCAGCGCCTGCACGCTGACGTTCAACAACGACACTGGCGCCAAATATGACCTCGAACTGATCCGCGTCGCCAACACCACAGTCTCAGGCGTGATCAGCCTCGCGCAAACAGGACTCGTCATCGGGGCGGCAGGAGCCAACCTCGCAGCCAGCTTCTTCAGCGTCTGGCACGCCGAGATTCCTGCCTACGCGCAAACGACCGGCTTCAAGATCGGCAGCGCGGACAAAGCAATCATGGATTCCACCGCTGGCAACAATCAGGTGGATAAGCAGGGCATCGCCTTCCGCGACACGACAGCGATTTCCCGGGCGAAGATCGCGGCACCAGCCGGGAAGAACCTCAAGGCGGGCAGCCGGATGCTGATCATCGGTGTGTGATGAGCCTAGTGGCCGCTCCATCGCAGCCGTTTGAAAAACAGCGACGCGATGGCCACAGCGATCCCGACCACGAGCAACGGAATGCATACGAGCCAACCCAAAGCGGTCTTCACGTATTCATCGTGAACGATAGGAAGGTTCCTGTCTAGTGATGGCTGTCGCGGTCGGCCACATCGACGTTCCCGCCATCAGCGCGGGCGCCGGCCCGCAAACGCTCGTCTACAACGCGCTCCCCTGGAAACCACAGGCCGTGAAAATGTGGGGCACCTCCAGCGAACCAAGCCACACCGTCGACACGTACTTCGATGCTTGGCAGGCGTTCTCGGTCGGGTTCGCCACCGACGACTTCACGGCCCAGTACGCGATGATCGAAGGCGCCCGCAGCGTCGGCGACCATTCCTTCCAGAACGCCGGCTCCAGCAGCTGGGACGACATCCTCTACGGCTCCATCCACACCGAGTACGAGACGACACCGGACATCACCGTCGCGATCCGCAGCTGGGACTGTTTCGGCTGGACGTTCACCGTCGCGCCCGTCGGCACAGCAGCCAAACCAGCGTTCCGCCTCTACTTCATCGCCTACAGCGGCAAGACATTGTCACGGAAAGCCGGCCAGGTGACGGTACCGGCGAGCGGCGCCGGCGCGACGGTCACGGTCGGTTTCGAGCCGCAGCTGATCGAGTTCATGAGCTACTACAACCCAGTCCGCGACAAGCACTGGCGCGGCGGCGCAGCCACCCCCGACTTCCAAGGCTTCGAGACCTTCCACGCCTACGAATTCGGCAGCGGCGTCACGCCCGGCAACGGCGGCGGCTACCAAAACGGCACCGGCATGATCTGTGACCTCGGCATCACAGTCGCCTCGTTCGACGCGACCGGGTTCACGCTCGCCGGCGTGCCGCCCGCAGACCTGACATTCCAATACCTCGCGCTTGCCGACCCGGACGCGAGCGCCGGCTTCTGGGCCGGCGCCAGCAGCTGGCCGACCGTCTCCACCGACTACACCACCGGCTTCCAACCCGAAGCTGTCACCGCGCTGCACACGGGCGGCAAAAACGGTGACCGGCTCGGCCGCGTCGGCTTCGGCGCCGTCGACAAGGACGGCAACGCCGGCGCGATCTTCGGGCAAGTGTTCACCGGCAACCCCGCCGACCCCACAGGCGTGTTCTCCACCGGCGACGACCACCGCGGCGAAGCCACACTCACCGACTCCTCGCTAGCGATCCTCTACCAGACCGACGGCAGCACGCTCGCCACACAAGACGTCACCTTCGACACCACCAAGATCACACTGTCCGGCTCCGACCCAGGCAGCCACCCCGAACACGTGCTGCTCACCGCTGTCGCCACCTCCGAGCCTGCGCACTGCGTCAGCGTCGTCTCCGCCAGCCGCAACACGTACGCGCACAAAAGCGCAAGCGTCACCAGTCTCAGAGCCAGCTGACCCGAACCCTCCACGTCGTCGCGTTGCCGCACACGACGCTCACCGACCACGCCCTCACATGCGCCTACTCGATGAAAACACGGAAGTTCTGCCGGATGATGACCCGGCTCGGAGAACGCGTACTCCTGTACGGGCCCGACAAGATCGACACCGAATGCGCCGAACACATCGTCATCACCACC